ATAAAGTGCCATTATTAACAGTCTGTGGTTTAGTTAAAGAGGCATATAATTTAGATACTAATAAACCTGCTCCACCCACATTTCTTTTTAACCCTGATTGTATTTCTGCTTGTCCCACTGAGTATTTTGATAATCTAAAATCGTCGTAGTTCCACTTTGTTCCATTACCAGCATTCATTTGTGCCTCGTCTTTTGCCATTAATTCATCATTATAAAAAATATAATCTGCGATCATTTTTACTGCATCGGTTTTAATTTTAAAGGCATCAGTTGCTCCAGCAGTTTGTACCGCACAGCATCTGTTGACTTTTGGTGTAAAATGTAGTTCAATGTTGATCTGATCTTTACACATAAATAATGGGAAGGTCTTGAGTTTATCGAAAAAGGGGAACAGTTCCGATAATAAAATAGAAAAAACAGGAGCATTATTCAACTTCAATTCAGGTCTTGTTTTGATTAATTCGTGTGATGCGTTTCTTGTATCGTATGCCATTCCATTATCTAATGAAAGATACTCACCATCGAGGTGTGTTGCTTTTGTATTACCATAAATAACCTCGTGGTTAATCATTTTACCTGAAAAGAACTGCTCTCTGTTTCTTAAAAATTGATTACCTCTAACCATCATCATAATTTTTGATAAATGACCGAAATCTGAAATCTCAGACACGACTCTGTTTGAAAATTTGAGGACTGCTCTTGATATTAAAGCATCTATACCTACATTTAGAGGTAAATGAGAACTAACAGCAGTGTCAATTGCTAATGTGATACGACTTGCGTGATTTAAATAACCTTTATTTATTAAAGTAAATCTGCAAAAATCATCGTTTATAACGACTGGATCTAAAACATCTGTCTCGATCCGTTGTGCTGTATTAGTCTTAATATTTTTAAGATCCATTAAGGGTGCGACTGTTGCTGAGTCCGTACTATCCATTTATATATAATATTAAATTATATTTTAATATTATTTATAAAATTTAAAAAAAAATTTAAGACATTGTGGTTATTCCAGCAGGTGACATTATTAATTGCTGTTTATGGTGTGCGAAAATAAACATCGTATTAGGACTATCAGTATTTAAATCGCAGTCTATTTGTATGCTAAAATTACTATTTTTTAAATTAATACCATCGCCACCCACTATGGTGTTATATGCGACACCGATACCGAAAACAGCACCTGTGTTTTGTACTTTATCTAATGGGAAGTCGGCATCACCTATATCTGCGATCACCCTATTATTAGTTAAAGGACTTAATAAATTATTATTAATAGTATTTTTATGATACATTATAGAATTTTTAAACATATTAACAACCTGTGGATCACATAGAGCAGTGTTGGCATTAGTTTTAAAATTAGTATTTAAAGACCAGTCATTAGGATATTTAACACCATCTTTTAAGAATGTTAATTCTGATATATTACTGGGTGCCGATCCATTAATAATTGGATAAGTTGCCAGTGAGTCGTAGTTTGGATTTTCTAAATAATTACTCTTAATAAAATTACAATAAACACCCAGTACATTATTTAATCCTAAATCCATATTAATAATAGCATTAGTGCTATTAATCGACTGATATTGAGTAGCGATTGTATTTATTTCCAGCGGAGTTGCTTTTTGGGATTTCATCTTTTTAAGAATGTCAGGTGGTGGTTTGATAGTTTCTGCGATGAGTTTTACATCTTCAAGTTCATAATACGCACCACCACTATCTGTTGAATCACCACCTAAACCATATAAAAAGGAGTCATCTGATGCGAGGGTTATATCAACAACTAAACCTCCAGTTCCATTTTCATAAAATAAAGGAAGATTACCTGCTGACAATAGACCGCAAGGAATAGAAACACAGAAGTGAGAACCAGTGTCGACTAAATTGGACTCTTTTTGTAATTTATAATTAGCACTGGTTAATTGTAACTGCGATAATACACCTAAATGATCCTGAAGGTTTGTGACAAAAGGTAGATACGAATTTAATGCTCTATTATAATGTCTTATAACCTCTAACTCAGTGTTCCATTTTAAAGATTTTAAAGTCAACATACTAAATGCTCCGTATATTCCTAATCTTTGATTTATATGTATATTATCTCCTGCAGCAACTCTCGTGCCATTTGCTTTATAAACATTTAATTTTCCCTCAATTCTAACAGTTGAAGTATTTAAGAGTTCATCAGTAGCACCTATATTAAAGGATAAAACAGGGATGCCGTCTTTTGCTCTTATCTTATTATCTGATGGGACATTATTTGGTCTAATCTCGATGTGACTAACACTCATATTATATATAATATTAAATTATATTTTAATATTATTTATAAAAATTAAAAAATTTTTTTCTCAAAAATCGGCGGACAGTTTGCGGTAAATTATTATATATATTAACCGTAAAGTGTCCTATATTCTATTATTAATATTTAGACTTTTTCCTACCTTTTACGCACTATAATATTTTTAAAAATTTCATTTATGCTCTTATGGTTTTTCTTTTCCTCATTATAGATATATATACAAATTTAAATCGCTTATTTATTTTAAAAAATTTAATAATATTAAAATATAATTTAATATTATATATATGTCTTTAATAATCACATCGAATAAACTCTCAGGCAGGTTTGATTCAAATAATACTGGAATAAATAATCCAGCAAAATATACCAATTATTTAGATAATCCGATTACAATTAAAAAGAACTCACAGATAGCAGTTCAAAGTGTAAAACTCAATAAATCAGGTTCTATATTAGTGCCACACGGATTAAAATTCGGTGTATATTTCGGTGTTGAATTGACTGCTGCCACAAACCCTGAGCATATATCTTCTATATTAGTGCCTCACACTATATTAGATGAAAATGAAGCAGATCAGGAGTTATCATTAACGCAATTAAGAAAAAGACTGCAGGAAAGAATAAATCAGTGTTTAATTCATCCTGACGTTTATAATCGTATGACAGTCACATTAAACGAGGATACTACCACTAAGGATTTTATCGGTTTTAATTATAAATTCGATCAAGCAATAAATGCATCCTCAATTAATGTTAAACCATCAAACTGGTCAACTACTGGTGCACCTACTGCTAATATTAGTTTTAATGCTTCAGGTGATTTAATTGAAACTACAGCAGGAACGAGTGGTTTTAATACTATTTACTCATTAGACCATCCTGTGTCTTTATGTGAAGGTGTAGTTGAATTTACATCACTACCTACAGGCACTAATTATATTTTAGGTTTAAGACGAGGACATTATGGTGCTAAATTAAGAGGTGAAAATTTAGAATACGGATCACAGGATATAAAATTTTTACAAAATGTCGAAGCACAAAGAGATGGTGTAGCGTATGATTTAGATTTTAAACAATCAGGTGCGATTCAACCGTATGATATTTTAGTTTCAGTACAAACTGGTGGTACATATCCTGATAACTCAGATTTGGGTGCTGGTAAAAGGGTATTTATAAAATATTTAACTTATGATACACAAAAAGATCAGGATGGAAACTATATCGGTCAATATAGATATCAAAATGTTATCTATTGGGGATACGATACGACTGCGACTGGACTAACTGATAATGCTTCTACCGCACCTATTAATATAACTAATGCTTCGAAAGGTGGCAATCCTTATGATCGTTTTAAATTCGTAACAAGAAATGAAATGGTTGAAGTCCATATCGGTAATGCAAGTGGATACGACCAGTTAGTATTCCACGAGAGTGACTTTAATACTGCAGTTTATACCCCTAAAAAATATAATTTAATGAAACCACTGGACGATACCTGCAGGATGCTATATCCACAGGTTTATATGCACGGTGCTACTGGTAGTGGTAAGTCTATTACATTAAACCATTACAGTGGTCGTTTGTTTCCTAATATTAATTATAATACTATACCTGATTTAAATAGATTATTATTAAATGAAAATAGAGAAAAAGATGTCATCGAGATGCTTATGAATTATTTTAAAGTAGCAAATTTTGGTGATGTTGCTGATATAACAAGACCAGTTAAAGAACTGGGAGCACATAATGCGATGCAGGACTATGAATTCGTTTTAATATTAGAACCTGATCCGATATATTCTTTAATATCGGCGATCGGTGATTATACAGCAACTGAGGACTTTAATTGTGCGGAATTATTCGGTTATAATAATGGTACAGCAGTTGTTAGACCACCATATAATGCATCAACAACTAATGGTTCTCAATTAAATTATACCTATACCTCACCTAAATTACCTACATTTAAAAGTCTTTCGAGTGCGTTTATACGTATTAATAATTTAAATCCTGTGACATTTAATACCTCTAAAAGTAGAAGATCTAAAATATTATACCACCTGCCACGGTTTGATAATAGCAATAATGAAGTGGGTGATGGTCTATATTACGAGGCAACGGAGAAAACTTATATCGACTTAAATAATCCGAATGACTTTAATATTAATGAGTTAAATATTGAACTAATAGATGTTGAAGAAAGAACAGTCGAAGATTTAAATGGTAGAACGATTATAATTTTTCATATTAGAGAGAAATTATCCCACAAATAATAAAAATTTTTAATTATTTTATATAAATTTTTATATAATTTATATAATATATATTAATATGGATCTACCTGAAGTTATAGATACACGAACAGATGAAGAAATTAAAGATCAAGAGGGGGAAAATATAGTTGAAGTAAAACCACCGACTAAACCTGACGAGATTTTTGTTAAAAGTAAAAAACCAAGTCCATCACTTGAAGTTAAAAAGGTATCAATAAAAGAGGAAAAGGAAGAAATTACACCACCCAAAGAGGATCGGGACAGGAGCAATGCTCCGAACCCGAATAAAAACGACGCAGTCGCTTTTGACAAACCAAAGGAAGAAAAACCAAAAAGGAAAAAAAGGGTGATGAGTGAAAAACAACTGGAAGCATTAAGAATAGGAAGAGAAAGATCACTCGCTACGAGAAAAGCACGTGCTGAAGAGAAAAACAAGAAAAAAGCAGAAATAAATCGCCTAAAAACTGCCAAACTCGACCATACCCTTAATAAGTTAAAAAATGAAAATATTATTATTGAAGAAGAGAAAAAACCAGCACCAGTTAAGACCACAGAAACTAAAAAATATTATCAAGTATCTGAGGATGAATTAAAAAATATATCATCAAAAGCGATCAATGATTATGAAGTTTTAAGAAAAGCAAGAAAAGCAAAAAAGAAGGAAAAAGAAGAAGAAGAAAAGCAAATCGAAGAAATACAACAGCAGGTTAGAAGGTATAGTCATACATACAGTTTATTTTAAGGATTATCAGGTGGTGGTTCTTCGTGATCAGAGTCTTCATCAGGTAGTCTTCTATCGCAGGATAATAGACCACAACATATATTAATCTTTAAGCACCTAGACTTAAAAACCACTAAAAGAACACTCGCTACAGCAGATGCTGAAATTGTAATTATATTAGAGTAGTCGTTTGCATTCCATTCTGACATTTTAAAATATATATTATTATATAATATAGTATTATAATATATATGGATAGTATAATTAAAATTAATTCAAGACCTGACCCAACACCTCAGTCTTTAATAAATGCTGTAAAAATAGAAGAGAATAATCAAAAAATAGAAGATATTAAAGCACATTTAATAACATTAACTGAAACTGTAGAACAATTAACTGAAATGATAAAAGATATACATCTAAATAGTTTAAAGATGCATCGTTATATAAAAGAAAAGGAAGATATAAAAACCGAAGATCTAAAAACTGGATGGTTTTATTAAATAATATATATATAATATATACACAGGATAATTGTATATATATATATAATAAAGAAAATAAAATATATAAGAGCATAAATAAAAAAATTTATATTTTTTAGGTATTTAATAGAGCAAAAAGTCCAAATATAAAAATAGTATAATTAGGACACTTTACGGTTAATATATATAATAATTTACCGCAAACTGTCCGCCTCAAATTAAGAAAAAAATTTTAATTAGGATAAATTTTACGTTCGAACCTTAAATAAAAGTGTGCTGGATTTTCATCTAATTTTAAATATGCGAATGAGTATGGTTGATCTTCTATTGCTTGTTTATATAATTTAATAAAATTATCAAACCCACCGAACATCGGAGCATATTCTTCTGCGATTTTTCGGAGTTCGTCTTCATTCTGCTGTTTAGTCACAATAACTGATGTGGCATTAGACCGTATAATAGGACTTAAAGACCGCATATTCTGTGATGTTATAATATAAAAAATATTATAGTGCCTAAATCGACTCGCTAAGAATGATATTTCATTATTTTTTTTAAAATTGGTCGATAATACATCGTCTGCTATCAGTGCTATATTCGGCATATTCTCTCTCGCACCATAGGACTTCTGCTCTTCTATTATACTCATTATTATACCATCACTATATTGGTCGTATGTTGTGTAATGCTCTTTCATAAACCGCATCGTATAATCATTTAAGATTGT